TTATTAAATAGTTAATTCAACTTTAAAAAGAACTGAACCTTGGGCGGCTTTGTAAAACCCATATTCATATGAGCGATTTTAAATCAAGATTGGAAACAGAACGTGATGAACTCAAAAAGAAGCTAACGAAGCTAAATGTGTTCAATGAAAGTGAGAAGGTCAATGATATTGATCCAGTTCAAAAATCTTTGCTCATTATTCAGGCTGGCGCGATGTATACCTACCTCGAATGCCTGAATGAGAGATTAGCACGATTGTAAAACAACCTACAAATTAAAAGAATAGAATTGTAATATTGAACTTAAGAGATAACTTTTTCTTTAAGTCTAAGGGGGGGATATAGGTTTTATGTACAACTTTAATTACTTTTGTATTTCTTAAGACACAAGAATATTATGGAAAATGAAATAAATGGTGCAATTCTACAAATCGTAAAGCGTGCAGATAAATGTGATAAAAATACACTTGTTGAAACATTTGTTAATTTGGGTTCATTACTTCCTCTTTTAAAAGGATGTGACAATCATATCTTGTATGGAAGACGTGGTACTGGTAAAACTCATATATTATCCTATTTATGTACTTTATTAGAGAAACAATATGATTGTCCAATTTATATTGATCTGAGAATATTAGGTTCAACTAATAGTATTTACACTAATAATCAATTACCTATTGAACAACGAGTCACAAGATTAGTTATTGATATATTTTCGGAAATTCATGACCAAATAAATTCTTTCATCACTCAAAATGATACAGCGAAAGAACAATATATAGTAGAAGCAGTTCCTATTTTGTCAAAAATATCCGAGGAGCTTAGTCAAATAAGTATTATTGGTGATACAACTGTGGAAAATAGGATAGAAATGGCTAAATCTAACGAACTTGAATTACAAGCAACAATAGGCACCTCAAGTGGATTAGAATTTGGAACATCTAAAAGAAATGAAGATAAAAAAGTTGAACAGATTACACAACATGGAACAACTGTTCGTTATTTGCATTTCCCTTCAATCATGAATCTATTTAAGGATTTATTATCCATTTTTTCTCCCCATAGAATATGGATTATTTTAGATGAATTTTCAGAAATACCATATGATTTACAGCCTTATTTATCAGACATGCTAAGGAGAACTTTAGCACCATTAAATAATATTGTTATAAAAATAGGAGCAATCGAACATCGTACCAATTTAAAAATCCAGATTGACAATAAACAATATATGGGTTTAGAGATTGGCGCGGATATTTACAGTTGCAATCTTGATGACTATATGGTATTTAACAATAATGATGTTCAAACTTTATTCTTTTTTAAAGAATTGCTTTATAGACACATTAATAGTTTATTACCTGATGGAGTAAAATATAATGATTCTACTAAGTTAATATCTGATTTATTTACACAAGAAGCAGCTTTTGAAGAATTAGCTCGTGCTGCAGAAGGTGTTCCTAGAGATGCCTTTAATATATTATCTGTTGCCGTAACAAATGACTTTTATAATAAAGTTTCTGTGCCAAATATTAGACAAGCTGCAAAAAAATGGTACAATCAAGATAAAGAAGCATCGGTAAAATCATACAAGGAAGCACGAAATCTTTTAAATTGGATTATTGATACTGTTATAGGCGAACGTCATGCTAGAGCATTTCTTTTACAAAGTGATGAAAATCATGAATTAATAGATTTTTTATATGATGCTCGTGTTTTGCATATTATCAAACAAAGTGTTTCTAGTAGAGATACGCCTGGGATAAGATATAATGTATACTCTATTGATTATGGGTGTTATGTCGATTTGATAAATACATCTCGTAATCCAAAGGGGTTATTTGAAGTTGAGGATGAAAATGGGGAAAATGATTTTTGCAAAGTCCCGCAAAATGACTATCGCTCAATAAGACGAGCTATATTAAATATGGCTGAGTTTGACAGTCATATACAAAAAATAAATACAAGGTAGTTAAATAGCAATCTTTAAATTCGCAATATATAATAGGGCGGTAATTTTTTACCGCCTTTTATGTTTGAATAATTTTCAGTTCAAACATTTTAGTTCAATAATTCAAATCACGAAAAAATTGAATATAGCTCATGAGTATGAAAGATTATAGGACAAATCCCCAATGTTCTTCAATGTATCAAAGACACAGAAGGAAGAACAGGAAAAATCAAAAATAATCATTTTGGGAGTAAATATAGAAAGGGCGAGGGGAACAGGGGGGCGGATATGTTTTTGACTGGGAAAGAAGGTTATTCAATTGGAAATATGTAATTTTGCGATAAAGAGTTTGTGCCATCATGTCTAAGGGAAGAAACAAAAGATTGATATCGCTGCGCGATGAAACGCTGATACGCCGATATTACTACTGGACGGAGATCGAGCGCCGGCGGTTTGACGATGCCCTGAAGATCCTCTCCGAACAGGAGTTCTTCATCTCGGAAGCCCGCATCATGGCCATCATCCGTCAAAACTGCGACAAACTGACCGATATCGAAGTGAAACCGGTTCCGAAAGTTCGCAAGCCGCGGATCAACGCCCGTCAACTCACGCTCTTCCCCGGTGGATAGCCAGTATCAGGCCGGTTCTTCATCCATGATACATTCGTAGGTACTCTCATACACTTTGATGGCTCCCGGCAATGAATACCAGCGCGACCCGGTGCGTTCCAATTCCGTCGCCTTTTCCGATTCCACATGCCGTACAATCTCATGCAACCGCTTGAACATTGCGATACGTTCCGCCACCTTACCGGCCGTTCCACTCGTGTAATGGGTGTCATCAAAGCAGTCGATGCAGAGCTTCACGATGATCTGGGCCGTTCCACGCTGGTAATCGTCGGTGACTGTCTCCCAATCCACCTTGTCCACGCTGATCAGCACACAGGGGAACGTGACCGGGTAGGTATCTTCGTCGGTCTGCAGTTGCCCGTAATCTTCATCCACTAAAGTCAGTTCAAGCATGCCGTCAGCTACGGCAGTTTGTATCAAATTGAATAATTCTTCCATTCTAAAAGTCTCCTATCAATTTTTTAAGTTCCTTTTCAGTGTATTCGTTTATCTTTTGTTGCAACTCTTTGCTGTGCCCCATGAACTTGCGTTGCGGGATATGTACCCGTGAAGTCTGTTTGGGGGTCAGGGCGAGCCTTTTCCACATCCAATCTGCCGGGTTCATGGCAGACTCTTTGCGTTTGCGCACTTTGGGCGAATCGCCTTTTTTGATTCCGGCGGCTTCGAAGAAACGGTGCCAGGCATAGCGTCTCATGCGTGGGGTGATCCGGTGGGTGACCACTCCTCCGTTGTTGTGGATGGGGGCGTATTTCACCTCGTTCGAGACGATGACCTTACCGGCACCGGCCTTGTAGGTGAATCCGCCATAGAGGTTGTTGCTGCCGCTCAGCAAGGGGGTACGGTTGTAGTAGGCAGCCTTGCCACCCTGTTCCTGCCGGCGTGTCTGTTTCCATTTCTGGACCGAACCGTTATCGCACCAGCCTCCCTCACGGAAGTTGCGCTTGAAATGACTGATCGCCATTTCGCCCACCCGCTTCGGCCATCGGCTGTCGCGGAAAGCAACAAGGGCGGACTTCTTTTGTTCCAGTTTGCGAACTAGTTGGTTTAAATCCATGAGAATTTTGATTGATGAATGATGACTTGTAAATTATATTGTTACCTTTGCAAAAAGAAGAGTGATCGATTGTACTGGGTTGGATTGCATATCCTTCGCTAAAGGCTTTCGGTCACTCTTTCTTTTTTATCTTTTCGACAATGGAATAAAACATTAATTCTCCAGTTTTTAATTCCCGTATTACTACGTAAGAAGGTTCATTGTTGATCTCTATCTTATAATAATGATATCCTTTTACCATTTGGTTATCCTTGACATCCGGATCAAAACGGACATAGTTCCCCTTTTCCAGTAACGATTTGATATACCTTACTGCCTCATTCTTTTCCAGTAAATACTTATGAGGCTGGTTCAATGCCTCCTTGATCCCGGTCGAGGTGAACGAGATGGGCATATCCAAGCCCGGAACGGACATCTGTTTCCCGATCAGGTTTTCCTTGGCCCACTCGCGTATTTCCGCTCGTTGGCGTTTGATATCCTCTTTGAATACGTAGCCGTTTCCGAAAATCGTCTGTTCGGTTATGAGCCTCTCCACCGCCTCTCTTGCTCCCTCGTATCCATTTTTGATATAGGGGTGCGAATCGCTGAAGAGCCTGGCATCTTTGGCGGGGTTATTGTCGAGTCCGGGGCTGGGACGGTCGGCTTCGCCACCTTCGGGCGGGTTCGCGGTCGGCTCTTCGTCTGTAGCCTCCAGGTCGCACTTGCAGTTCCATCGGTCACCCGGACGGTGCTTCGACCAGAACGGATCGTCGATGAGCCGGACGGTGTTCCAGAACACACGGTGGTCCTCGCCCGGATGAATGCTTGTACTTTCGATCCATTTGAGGCAAGGCAGATCCTCCCGGTTCGCCTCGAAACG